ATAGATCAGTTCGCGCGACACAAGCCGTACTGCTTCTTTGCAGAGATGGGCGTCATACGCCGCTCCATCGAGCCGTTTCTGCGCAGACGGATGATCGAGCGCAAGACGCATTGCCGATTGGAGTGGCTCGCGACCAATGCAGACAAATCCGCCATGGCCCGACCGCTTCAGGCGATGGCGAGCATGGGACGCGTGAAATTACCCGACAACGAATATGGGCATCGATTGCTGAATCAATTTCTGAGCTTCCCTGCGGGCAAGTTCGATGATGCGGTGGATATGGCCTCTTTGATGGCTCGCGCAGTGGATATGGCTCATCCAGCTATCGCGGCATCGATCAATCCAACCGCCCAACCCAAGGATTCCTGGTCCAAAGTGTTTGACGCTCCTGAAAGCAAGAACTGGCGGACTGCGTAATGGCCCGTAAAGCCAAGAAAAATCAGTCTCGCATCGCAGACGAGCTGGTCGGCAAGAACACCGATCCCGGGATTGATTCGAGTGTCGCGGATACCGGCACGTCCGAAGATCCGATGACGAATGACGAGACGCTCACGCGCCTGGTGCGTCAGTTTGAGCAATCCGCCGATGCCAGTCGTCACGCTCGCCGAGCCGCGGAGATCTACCGCGACTATTACGACGGCAAGCAGTGGTCGGATGATGAGATCAATAAGCTGAATGCCCGCGGTCAGCCGGCGATCACCGACAATCGCATCAAAGATAAGGTGGAGTATCTGCTGGGGCTGGAGCGTGAGACGCGCACCGATCCCAAAGCTTATCCGCGTACCCCTGAGGATGATCCCGGCGCAGAAGCGGCCACCGATGCGCTGCGCTACGTGGCTGATTGCAACTTCTTCCAGCAGACCAAGTCCTCAGTCTTCGAGAACATGGCCGTGGAGGGTTATGGCGGTTGCGAAGTCATCGTCGATAACTCGACGTATAGCGGAACGACCAACAAGACCGTTTGCATTCGCTACATCCGCTGGGACCGGCTGTTCTACGACAGCCATTCCCTTCTGCATGACTTCAGCGATTCGCGCTACCAGGGAATCATCAAATGGATGGACCTGGACGAAGCCAAGGCGACCTACAAAGCCTTGGGCGATAAGTTCGACCTGTTCACCACCAATTCCTTCCTGCCGGCCGAAGAGACCTACGACGACAAACCGCGTTGGTTTGATCGCGGTCGCAAACGCATTCAGATCGTCGAGCATTACTACCGGGATGGGGAGAAGTGGACGCGCGCGGTCTATACCCGCGTGGGATTCATCGAGGAGCCCAAAGAGTCCGTCTACGTCAATTGCGAGACTCAAAAGCCCGAATGTCCATTACTCCTGCAGTCCCTGTATGTCGATCGGGATGGAAACCGTTATGGGGTCGTCAAGCGTTACAGGGATCTCCAGGACGAGATCAACAAGCGGCGTTCGAAATCCTTACACCTGTTGTCAGTCAACCAGGCCACGGCTGAGAAAGGCGCCGTAGACGACGTTGAGAAAGCTCGCGCGGAACTCGCACGCCCGGATGGATTCCTCGAATATACCCCGGGAATGAAGCTCGAGGTCCGTGAGAACACGGATCTTGCGGAAGGGCAGTTCAAGCTACTGCAACAGTCCATTGCCTCCATGGCCGATACCGGCCCGAATGAGGCCTTGTTGGGCAAGGATTCAGCCAGCAGTTCGGGTCGTGAGACGCAACTGAATCAGCAGGGCGGCTCGATTCAACTCGGAATTCTGTCCGACCGTCTGCGGTATTGGCAGACGCGGGTCATGAAAGCGTCCTGGTCGCGTGTGAAGCAGTTCTGGACCGGTGAGATGTGGGTCCGGGTGACGGACGATGAGAATAGCCGCTTCATGGCGCTGAACTCGACCTATCCCGACAATCACATCCACGTCCAGAAAAAGATGGCCCAGCCGGGCGAGCCGATGAACGTGCTTGCCGAGATGGATGTGGACATCGTCATTGACGAAGCCCCGGATACCGTCACGCTCCAACAGGAGCAGTTTGGCGTATTGGCGGAACTGGCCAAGAGCGGGCTGCCCATTCCACCCCAAGCGCTGATTGAAGCCTCATCGCTCTCGAGTACGACCAAGCGCAAGGTCATGGATGCGATGTCCGTCAATCTTCCGGATGGCACCGAGATTCCGCCTCAAGTCCAACAGATGCTGAAGCAAAAGGAAGATCAGATTCAGCAGATCTCCCAGGCGCAACAGCAGAAAGCGCAGGAGCAGCTCCAGATGGAGCAGCAACTGCAGCAGGCCAAAGCTGATGCATTGCTCCAACAGACCAAGGCACAGGCTGCTTTGGACAAGATCAACGCCCAACAGGCGGCCTTCGAAGCCGAATTCGCGGGCAAACAGACCGAACTCGAAGCACAGATGACCACCATCAAGGCGCAGATTGCGACCTTGAATGCCAAGGAAGTCGAGCTCAAAGCGCTCCAACTGATCGCCGCCCAGAACCTCGAGGCCACTCAGAACGCGGCCAATGCGGTCGTGGAGGGTGCGGCCAAGGAACAAGCGGTCAATCTCCTGCAGGCCAAATTAGATCAGCAGGAATCGGCGCATCAGAAGCAGATTTCAGATCTGGCAGTGAAGCACAACCAGCAACTGCATCAGGAGCGCGAGAAAGCGCGCGCAGCCCAAGAGCAAACGCCTGAGAAGTCTAAGGCTCGCGAAGTCAAATTGCATCGCGACCCGAAAACAGACCGCATTGTCGGCGCCACCATTCAGTAGGACTCACATGATCAATGTCGATTTGGGAGATGGACGTATCTTTCCCATGGAAGAGCATTTGTTGGATGGTCCATACCATCAGGTCATTGAAAACGACCACGAGAAGACCGTCGTCACCACCTACAAATACCGGGGCAAGGTTGTACACCGATCCCCTCACGTCATGCTGAAGCAGGGCTTGGGCATCGAAGGTTTCCTGGGGAGAATGTAACTTGGCCAACTCACAAGCAATCTGCGGCTCATTCAAGTCCGAGCTCATGTTGGGCGCCCACCAGTTGGGAACCGTGACCATTGTCTCGCGTACGAGTCTGACCGCCCCCACGACAGATACCGTCAAAGCGGCGCTGTATCTGGCATCAGGTTCTCTGGGAGCCGGTACGACTGCCTACAGCGCGACCAGTGAGGTATCCGGCACCGGTTACACGGCTGGCGGTGTCACGGTCACCAACGCCACGGCTCCGAGTACCAGCGGCACGACGGGCATCTGGACGCCGTCTGCCTCCATTGTCTACTCCACCGTGACGCTATCGACCGCTTTCGATACGGTCCTGCTCTACAACAGCACTCAATCGAACCGAGCCATCGGGGTTTACACCTTCGGCTCTCAAACGGTTACGGCGGGCAACTTCACGCTCACGATGCCGACGAACGACGCCACACACGCACTGATCCAGTTGGCATAACCCTGTTTTTCGATTGGCATGGCGAAGCAGACACAAATTACCCTTCCCCTGACCTCACTTTCAGCGGGCTCTCGTGGTCCTTTTACCTCGGGGATATTGCCTTCGACGCTCACCGGCTATCAGATCGACTTCACCAACGATGCGACTTGGCCGCCCTCCGGCGATGTCATTACCGTGACCGTCGAGCAGAGCAATGATTCCGGTTCCATCTGGGCGTTTGATGCCTCCATTACCATGAGCGGAGGGCAGTGGAAGACTCGACAGGGAGTGCCCACAAATACCGTCGGTTGGAGCGTGAGTCTGGATAACAAGGGCTCCGCCACTCGCAAGGTGCGAATTTCGTTGAATGTTCTTCAGGCCTGCACGCTCGGCGCGACGGTGAGTAGTGTGTGACGGTATCGGTACTCCAAGAGCGTCAAACGTCTGTTGGCGGAGCTAATGCATCCTCCATTGCGCTGGCTTTCTCGAGCGCCGACACCGTCGGCAGTTCGATCCATACATTCTGTTCTGGCGTCGATACCGCAACATCATTCACATGCTCCGACAGTGTCAATGGGTCGCACGGAGCTGCGCTCGATACGATCGATCAGAATGGCGATACCCAACGGCTAGCGCAGTTCAAGTTTGACAATACGGCTGCCGGTACGCCGACAGTCACGATCACCCCCAATGTCCAGACCGGATTTCTGGCGATCTGGATCCGCGAGATTGGCGGAACCTCCGGCTATGACGCGGCTCACAAGACCGCGCTGCAGACTTCACTGGGGAACGGCACTGACAACGTAACGACCGGCACCCAAGCGCCCAACAATCAGCCGGGGCTGTTATCGGCACTCGGCGCGTGTACATCCAATTTCGTTCTGCCGGCCACGGGAACTGGCTTTACAGCTGGAATCAACGGCTGGACGTTCACGATCAACAATACCGCTGCCTCGGAGAGCAAGCGCTATACGGCGCTAACGGCGATTGCGGCCACGTTCTCGAACAGTGGCGGAACGCAAAATTTCGCAACCCTCGCGGCGTTCTTCAAGGAAACGGCGGCCGGGGGAGTTGCCCTCACGGGCCAGTCAGTGACTTCGGCAGCAGGGTCGCTGAGTCGGGCAACTGATGTCGCGCTGACAGGTCAAGCGAGGACGTTCGCAGCCGGAACGTTGGGACCGGCGATATCCCGCGGACTGACGGGTCAGTCGGCTACCTTCGCTTCGGGCACGGTACTGCCTGCTTCCTCGGTCACTCTGAGCGGTCAAGTGGTGACCTTCTCAGCGGGGACGTTGGGAGCGGCTGCCTCCATCAGTCTGACGGGTCAGTCTGCTGCATTCAGTGCAGGCACGATTGCTCCTAATTCTACGATCGGATTGACGGGCCAGTCCGCTGCCTTCACCTCGGGCACGATCGCTTCCAGCACGCCTGTTGCGCTCACGGGCCAACTCGCGACGTTCAGTGCCGGAACCGTTTCCACCGGTAGCGATGTCACCGCATCGCTGACGGGGCAGGCTGCCGCATTCACAGCCGGCATCGTTGCTCCCAGCACCTCCCTGGCTTTGTTGGGTGGCGCGGCCAGCTTCGCGAATGGGAACTTGCTCGCAGGGACTGAGCCAGCCCTGACTGGAAGCGCGCTGACATCCGCCGCAGGGACATTGAGTCCTGCTGCAGATATCGCGCTCACCGGTCTGTCAGCGAGCTTTACGGCTGGCGTGGTGGGTATCGTCGGGGATGTTACGACATCGCTGACGGGCGCCCAAGCGAATTTCACGGCAGGCACACTCAGCGTTCCGCAAAGTACTCAACCGGGCGCTCTGGATACGCCGCGGATGTCGCCGGGGCACTACCGGCGCAAGAAAAAGCGCGCGAAGAATGAACCGGTATTCGATGAGCCCACGGTCTTTATACCGCCGGCCAGCATCGAGCGGACACCGAGCCCAGAAACTGCGAGTGCCATTGCGACAAAGATTGAACGCGTTTCATTGGCGCAAGCCAGTGCAATCGATCGGGAGATTCATGACCTGTTGCGTCAGGAAGCTGAAAGCGACGATGAGGAAGCAATCCAGTGGATCCTGAAGGCGCTGGACTCCTGACACAGAATTTATGAGCCGCCTCTGGCGGCTTTTTTATGTCCGACGCCGGGACTAACGGGCGACTTCGGTTTGTCAATGACCGTCATCACTGACTGCGCCGCCTGCATCTAGGGCGTTTCGTAAATCCCACGATAGAGGAATCTTGTATGGCTGACGACAGCGGTCCTGCGCTGGACTCGTTGATAGGTTCGCGTGCGCGCGATGATAACGGGCGTTTCGTATCGGTGACGCCGACCGAGGAGAAGCCTGCGGAAGCTCCCAAAGAGCCCGTCGTTGCTGCTCCAACACCTGCGAAAGCACCAGAACCGGTTGTAACACCACCTGTAGCAACACCTGTTGCCGCGCCGGTAACACAACCGACGATTCCCACCGAGAACGCTGAAGCCGCTGCCTACAAGAAGGCCATGCGCGAAGAGCGCGAGAAGCGACAGGCCGCGGAAGCGCGTCTGCGTGAACTTCAGACACCCAAAGCACCCGTTGACCCTTGGGCCGATCTACCAGGGACATTGACTCAGCACCAGCAGCAGTTACGCGAAGACTTGTTCATCGAGCGCTGCAACCTGACTGAGGAAATTGCCCGGGATAAGCACAAGGACTTCGACGAAATGCGCGAGGTGTTTCTGGAGGAAGCGCAGAAGAACCCTCAACTGTTCGCGCAGTTGAGGCAGGAGCGAAATCCGGCTGAGTTCGCTTACCGCGAAGGACTTCGAGCCCGCGAGTTGAAGGATGTGAACGGCGATTTCACCGCCTACAAATCCAAGCTCGAAAAGGACATCGAAGCCCGCATCCGCGCAGAACTCGAGAGCAAGTACGGCAAGACCGCACCCGCGGTGCCGACTTCGCTCAATTCCGACTCATCCCCTGCGGTGGCAACCGAGGTCTACCAAGGCCCTCCGCCGCTCAACAAGATTTTACGAAATGCTAGGAGCTAGTCATGGCTGATACGATTGTCCCCAGTAACCTACGGGTTAAACAGTGGGACGATAACTACTTCGTCGAGTACATTCGCGGCAACAAACTCGCGAAGTACATGGGTACGGACGAGAACTCCATCGTCCAGGTCAAGGAGAAACTCACCAAGTCTCCCGGCGACACCATCTACTTCGAACTCATCAACCGTCTTCAGGGCACGGGCAAGCAGGACAACCAGACCCTGCAGGGCTTCGAGGAAGATCTCTCGCAGCGCTCTGCCTCGATCACGATTCATCTGTTCCGCCACGGCGTGGTGGTGCCGGAGTACGAAGAGCAGGCGACTGCGATCGACCTTCGCAACGCCGGTAAAGCGGTGCTGATGAACTGGTCCATGGAACAGACCCGCGACCGATTCATTCGCTCACTCGGCAAAAAGAACGCGGTTATTCCGTTCGACACGTTCGGCAACAGCATGAACGGGGTCACGACCGGCATCACCTCCGCGTTCCAGACGGCCAACGCAACCGCGTTGAATGCCTGGACGGTCGCCAATGCGGATCGGGTGCTGTTCGGCACTCTGATTGCCAACGCCGTTTCGGGTGTATTTGCGACCGCACTCGGCACGGTACCCAATACTCAGAAGCTGTCCGCGTCGGTTGTGTCCACACTGAAGCGCATTGCGAAGACCGCAAAGCCGAAGATTCGCCCGATTCGAGTGAGTGGGGACGAAGAGTGGTACGTCATGTTCGTCAATTCACTCGCATTTCGCGACCTGAAACTCGACACCAACATCATCCAGTCCCGGCAGTATGCGTTGGAACGGGGTGAGGGCAATCCGCTCTTCACTGATGGCGATGTGATCTGGGACGGTGTGATCGTGCGCGAGATTCCCGAGCTTGCTCCAGCCACCTGGATCGGGTTGGGCAATGGTTCAATCAACATCGGCGAAGGCTACCTGTGCGGCGCTCAGGCCATCGGATATGCCTTGGCGCAGCGCTGGAACACCCGCACCCAGGAGATGGACTACCAGACCAAGCGCGGTATTGCGGTCCAACAGATCTACGATGTGGACAAGCTGCAATTCGGCACGGGCGCCACGGATACGAGCAATCTCGTTGACAATGGAGTGGTTACGTGGTTGGGCGCGAGCGTCGGCGACGGCTGATAACCCACTCGATTTGATGCCCCGGTTACTGCCGGGGCGCTCTACCTCATTTTTCAGGAGATAACATGACCGCTTCTACAGTCGCGCTCGCAGCGAGCGCAGCCCACCTCGTATCCAAACCATACGAGACGGGATTTTTCGGTACTCCCATGACCGCATCGATTGCCACCACCTCACTCGATGATGTGGCCGATACGGTGGAGTTGGGTTACGTCCCCGGCAATTGCACTGTCTTGGGCGTTTTGGTCCAAGCCACCTCCATGGCCGCTTCCGCCTTGGTGGTGAAGATCCAGATCAACGGTGTGGACTTCGTGACCGGCATTACCACGCTGGTGGCCGGTGGTGGCGCGCTGTTCTTTCCCAATGCGCCGCTGGCGATTGCGGGTGGACCGGCGCAGAAGGTGGCGATGCTGGTGACGACGGTGGCGACGACGCCGGCTGCTGGCACCCTCACCGTGACACCGATCCTCGTCAACCAGTAATGCTCATTGAGCTGTTGAGCGACGAGCCGTATTCGGCGTTCTTTGCCGGATTCGGGGATGTCGTTCTGGTCAAGGGTGGGACGGCAGATGTCCCACCCGAGATCGGCAATGCCCTGTTAGGTTCCGGGAGATTCAGGCGTGTCGAGCATAAATCAACCGACGATGCGGGATCGAGTGGCCCGCAAGCTGGGTGTGCTTCCGATCGGCAACAGCCTGTCATCGGAGGACGCGAAGCTGATCTCGGATCACATGTTGGTGGT